GTTTCAGGTTATAGTGTAGTACATAAGTTTGGTTTAGTAGACGGTACTGCATCTGGTGCATTAAGTACAATTTGGTCTCCAGCCGATACATCATCGACACTACTATATCCTTGGGATTTTACTCCAGGAACTGTGACAGCAACGAGCTCGAGTGCTGATGATACTGGTGGCGGTGCTGGAGCACAGACGATTGTAATACAAGGTTTAGATTCTGATTACAATGAAATAGAATCTACACTTACATTAGCTGGTACATCAGCTAGCGCAGCAAGCGCAGAAGAATTTATTGTAGTGCATCGAGCATATATTGCAAGTGGTACTACGAACGTAGGAACGATTAGCATCAATACAGCAGGTGCTAAAGTTGGTGAAATTGCTGCTGGATTTGGTCAGACATTAATGTCTGTTTATACTGTTCCAGCTGGCAAGACAGCGTTCCTATCGAATTTAAGAGTGTCGTCGTCAAAGCAGACGTCGAGTATTATTAGATTGATGGTAAGACCGATGGGTGGTGTGTTTAGAGTACAATCGACAATTTCATTGTATTCTGGTACAGGTGAAACACAATTCGTTACGCCACTGAAGATTACTGAGAAATCTAATATTGATGTCAGAATTACTGGCGGCACAAACAATACTGTATCATGCGACTTCGACATGGTATTAGTAGATAATAGTTATTTGTAAATAAATACGGAATATAACAATGATTGTTAAACCAAAAGCTGCCGAGATGGCATTATCAACGGCTAACACTGTAAGCGATGCTACTTGTGTTCGAATCTATAACGATTCAGGTGCAGATACTCTAATCACAAATCAAGAAACAGGATTTGGATTTACACTGCCCAACGGTGCTATTACTTTTGTACAAAAAGCATCTGATGAAAATTTAGTATCATCTCCCGGAGCAGTTAAAGCAACAAGCGTAGCATTTAATATCTCGTAAGGACAAGACATGAAACTTATTACAGAAATCACCGAATCAGTAAAAGTATTGACAGAAGAGAATGCTGACGGCAAGAAAAGCTTGTTCATCGAAGGTATCTTTCTGCAAGGCAATATTCCAAATCGTAACGGGCGCCGATATAATGCCGATATCCTTGAGAAGGAAGTTGGCCGTTATGTAAATGAAAATGTATCTAAGGGTCGAGCATATGGTGAGCTCGGTCATCCCGACGGTCCTTCAATTAATTTGGATCGTGTCTCTCATATTATTACCAGTCTAGTTCGCGAAGGCGATAACTTTGTTGGTAAAGCCAAAATTTCTTCTACGCCGATGGGTAAAATCGTCGAAGGTCTTCTTTCTGACGGTGCACAACTTGGTGTATCATCGAGGGGAATGGGTTCCCTGAAAGAAGGAAAAGACGGTGTGATGGAAGTACAAGAGGACTTCTACTTGGCAACTGCCGCTGACATCGTCGCTGATCCATCCGCTCCTGATGCTTTCGTAAATGGAATTATGGAAGGTGTCGAATGGGTGTGGGATCAGGGTAAAGCTGTAGCAATGCGAGTAGAAGAGATCGAGCGTGAAGCTCAAAAAGCGGTTCGCAAAAAGCAATTGAGCGAGCAAGCAAAGCTGCACATGTTTGAAAAATTTCTCAACGAGATTTCAAAAGTTTAATTTATATAAATACTAAAACTAGTAAAATAATCTAGGAGATATATCTAATGTCTGAAGAAAATCAAATCGAAGTTGAAGAGGCAGTAGATGTAGTTGAGCAAGAGGAATCTCTTGAAGAAGCTTCATCTGGTGCGGCTGAAACTTTAAAGCCTTCAGCAACCAAAACTCAGATGCTTGGTGATCTGATGTCTAAAGTTGCTGGCATGACCAAGCAGGATCTTTCTGCTTTTCTCGATAAGACTCTTGCCCAAGTTGGTAAAGAGGCTGATTCGGTTCCCGATACTTCTGGCAAGAATGCAGCGTCAGTAAATCATAGCGGAGCAGGTGTACCTTCTCCTCGTGTTGCTGTTCCTGCTAAAGCCATGAAGGAAGATATGGACGAGCTTCTTGCTGATCAAGAAGATTTGTCAGAAGATTTTAAAGCAAAAGCTTCTACTCTGTTTGAAGCAGCAGTTCAGAACCGTGTTGTTCTCGAAGTTGCTCGCCTCGAAGAAGAGTTTGAAACTCAGCTTGAAGAAAAAATCACCGAGTCTGTTGATGAATTGCATCAGCAAGTAGAACAGTATATGGACTACGTTGTTGAGCAGTGGATGCAAGAAAACGAAGTGGCCATCGAGTCCAACTTCCGTGTTCAAGCAACCGAATCATTCATTGACGGCTTGAAGAATCTTTTCGCCGAGAGCTACGTTGAAGTTCCCGAAGAAAAGGTCGATCTCATCGACGAACTGCAAAGTGCAGTCGCTGAGCTCGAAGAGTCATTGGAATCAGTACAGGCCGAAAACCTGAAGCTGAATGCTATGATTAGTGAAGCAAGCGTTGAAGCTGCCTTCGAAGAGGTAACTGAAGATCTAGTCGAAACGCAAGTTGAAAAGCTTCGCTCATTGGCTGAAGGCATCGAGTATGCTGACGCTGAAGAGTATGCAGAAAAACTGAAGATCATTAAGGAACAGTATTTCACTGAGTCTAAGCAAGAAAACGAAGGACATACTGGTCTAATTGATGAAGAAGTTTCTGTTGGTTCTAATGATGAGTCTGAAGAGGGACAGCAAATTATTCCCGAAGAGATGAAGCATTACTTCCAAGCAATTTCTAGAACGCATAGAAGTTAACTTTTTTATAAATAGATAAGTATATCCAAAATAATAAACAGGAGTAACACTAACATGAATTTAAATGAACAAATTCGAAACAAGTGGGCACCAGTGATCTCTCACCCTGATCTTCCTGAAATCGCTGATTCCCACAAGAAAATGGTTACCGCTATGGTCCTCGAGAACACCGAGCGTGCTCTTCGTGAGGCTGCTGCACAAGGCGCTAGCCAACAGCTTCTTTCAGAAGCACCTTCAAACGCTGTAGGCGCTGGTATGGGTTCTTCACCCAACGGTGAATTCGCTGGTTTTGATCCTATCCTTATCAGCCTCGTTCGTCGTACACTGCCGAACTTGATGGCTTATGACGTATGTGGTGTTCAGCCTATGACTGGTCCGACTGGTTTGATCTTCGCTCTTAGCGCTCAGTACGCTCCGGATGGTGCCAACACCACTCCTCGTACCGAAGCTATGTATGACGAAGCCGACACCGACTTCTCTGGTACTGGTACTCACTCTGGCAATTCTCAGTCAGGTGCGCCTGGTACTGCAATGGCTACCTCTGCTGCTGAAGCACTCGGCGAGAATGGTGGTACTGCATTCGGTGAGATGGCGATGAAGATCGACAAAGTCACTGTAACTGCTAAGTCACGTGCGCTGAAGGCGGATTACTCGCTTGAACTCGCTCAAGACCTGAAAGCAGTACATGGTCTTGACGCTGAAGCTGAACTCAGCAACATCCTTGCTGCTGAGATCTTGGCTGAAATCAACCGCGAAGTAATTCGTACGATCAACACTGCAGCTGTTGCTGGTTCGCAAGGCACTGTTACTACTAACGGTACTTTCGATCTTGACACTGACGCTTCAGGTCGTTGGTCAGTTGAGAAGTTCAAGGGCCTCATGTTCCACATCGAGCGAGAAGCTAACAAAGTAGCTAAGGACACTCGACGTGGTAAGGCTAACCTGATCATCTGTTCTTCTGACGTCGCTTCTGCACTTCAGATGGCTGGTGTTCTGGATTACACGCCTGCTCTGAACAGCAACTCTTTGGCAATCGACGACACTGGTAACACCTTCGCTGGTGTACTGAACGGTCGGTATCGCGTATACATCGATCCTTACGCAACCACTAACTACATGAACATCGGCTACAAGGGTGCAGGCGCATTTGACGCTGGCATCTTCTACTGCCCCTATGTTCCTCTGCAGATGGTACGTGCGGTCGATCAGGATACCTTCCAGCCGAAGATTGGTTTCAAGACTCGATACGGTCTTGTTGAAAACCCCTTCGCTCACTCAGTACAAGGTACTCCTGCTGTATCCGATGGCGCCATCACTGCCGCCACTAACGCATACTATCGTATGTCTTCGGTCAGCAACCTGTTGTAATAAAAAGAATCCCGATAGGGACATTTTTGAGGGAGGCTTCGGCCTCCCTTTTTTTGTATATAAATAATAGAAAACATGGTATAATTCTATTATGACAATGAATAAGAATATGCTATCGCCAGTCGGCTTTAGTTTTCACATTAAGAAACTGCCCGAATTTAACTTCTTTGTACAGAATGTTACATTGCCTGGTGTCAGTTTTCCTGTGATTGAACAACCAACACCATTCAAAACCGTTCCTCGTTATGGTGATCATCTCGTATATGGAGAGTTAGCAGTATCTTTTAAAGTGAACGAAGATTTGGGTAACTATATTGAGATTTATAATTGGCTGGTTGGCCTATCTTTTCCTGATAATTTCGATCAATATAAAGAATTGGCTGAAGATGGAAAACAATTAACTGGTGATGGTCTAGAGTCAGATAGTTATTTGATGGTCATGTCGAGCGCCATGAATCCCGTTATGAGAATCGATTTCGAAGATATTTTTCCTGTATCATTATCTGATCTAACTATGGATTCACGTGATACTGCTATCGATTACATCGAGGCAACTGCTACCTTTAGATTCCTTAGATATACATTTACACCGCTCTAATTTTTTGGTATAATAGTTCTTTTGCTGGTGTAATATATGACTCTTGATGAAATCTTTGACCTGTGGTCGGATGATACACAGATCGATCGCACTGAACTTGGTAATGCTGCTCTTGAATTAGCAAAGCTACATCATAAGTACTATCGTATATTTTCTCAAGAAAGACTTACTCATAAAAAACTCGAAGCTGATATGAAACAGTTGAAGCTCGATAAGTATGAGTTTTATGTGGATGGTCCAACAGAGGAACACATTGCAAAAGGCTGGAAGCTACCACCTAAAGGTCGTATTCTTAAGTCAGATGCTGGTCAATATGTAGATGCAGACTCTGACATCATCGCGCTCAATCTTAAGCTTGCGTATCAGCAAGAAAAACTAGAACTACTCGCAGACATTATCAAAACAATTTCTAATCGTGGATTCCACATCAAGTCAGCAATTGAATGGGAGAGATTCAAGGTTGGCGGATAAGCTATACATCGAGAAGATCAATGAGGTCTATAATAAAGTAAAGACCGATGATCGTGGCATCGCAGAGGAGCTCTCAGCGTACTTTACATTTAAAGTACCTGGTTACCAGTTCATGCCTGCGTATCGCAATAAATTTTGGGACGGTCAGATCCGTTTATATAATACGTCTACACAGATGCTGTACTCTGGCCTCAATAACTATGTGCAGATATTTGCCAAAGAACGTGGTTATAAAATAGAGTACGAGTACGACAATAGTGCAGACAACTATTCGGTAGCAGAAGCGAAGAAGTTTGTTGAAGAAGAAAAGTTTACGATGGTACCACGCGATTACCAACTCGAAGCATACGTAGACGCAATACGATATAAGCGTGGACTCTTTATCTCACCTACAGCTTCTGGTAAGTCCTTCATCATCTATATGATCATGCGTAAGTTACTACGACAGACATTGATTATTGTGCCTACAACTACGCTGGTACATCAGATGTATTCTGATTTCGAAGAATATGGGTTCAACAGCGAGAAATACTGTCATAAAATATTTAGTGGTAAAGATAAGAATACTGATAAGCCTGTTGTCATCACAACATGGCAGTCCATATATAAATTACGTAAAGATTGGTTCAAGAAGTTTGACGTAGTCATTGGTGACGAAGCACACCTCTTCAAAGCCAAGTCACTAACATCTATCTTAGAAAAGATGGAAGATACAGAGTATCGCTTTGGTTTTACTGGTACATTAGATGGTACACAGACACATAAACTTGTACTCGAAGGCTTATTCGGACCAGCACAAAAAGTTATCTCAACGAAGGAGCTAATGGACAGTGGTACATTGGCAGACTTTAAGATCAAGATACTTGCGCTCAAGTACCATGACGAGATACGTAAGATAGTATCTAAGATGGATTATCAAGCTGAGATGGATTTTCTCGTATCACATGAAGGTCGCAATAAGTTTATCAAGAACCTCGCACTTTCGTTAAATGGTAACACTCTTTTACTGTTTCAATATGTTGACAAACATGGTAGAATACTAGAAGAGATGATAAAAGAAGAGGCTGGTGATCGTAAAGTATTCTTCATACATGGTGGTGTTAAAGGCGAAGAACGTGATGACATTCGCGGTATTGTAGAGAAAGAAAATGATGCAATCATTGTGGCCTCGTACGGTACGTTTTCAACAGGGGTAAATATCAAGAATCTACATTCAATTATTTTTGCAAGTCCGTCGAAATCAAAGATACGTAATCTACAATCGATAGGACGAGGACTGAGGAAGTCGGATACTAAAGACTCAGCGACATTATATGATATCGCTGATGACTTGTCATGGAAGTCAACATCAAACTTTACATTGAAACATTTGATGGAGCGAGTGAAAATATATGATGAAGAGAAGTTTGACTACAAACTATACAGCATAGGAATAGACTAATGCACGTAGTAGTAAAACTCAAAAGTGGTGAAGAAGTGTTTGGCAAGATGATGATCAAAAATGAGAACAACATTGAACTCGATGATGCAATGTTGATGCGCTATCATATCAGTGAAGAAACTGATGCACCTGTCATGTACTTTACAAAATATTGTATCTTTACTCAGTCATTTGATGTTACAATACCTAATGACTGTATTATGCATGTCTTCAAAGATCCTGTAGAATCTTTGATAGATTTTTACGAGAAAGAATTAATTGAATGTAAAATGAGTTACAAAAGAAATCCTGAACCTGAACCACAGACAGGTAGAAAAAATAGAAGAAATGAAACTCTTATTGCAATGATGGAAAAATTAAAAGGTGATCATGAGGTACACTGATGGCAAACTATATCAACAACAAAGAGTTCTATGCTCTGTTACAACAATTCAAAGCTGACTGCGCAGAGGCAGAAAAGAATAACAAACCAGCACCACGAGTACCAGAGGATATCGGCAAATGTTTTATGATGATTGCCACCAAGCTAGCTACGAAAGCTAACTTCTCTGGATACACATACAAAGACGAGATGATCTGTGATGCACTCGAAAATTGTGTGGTAGCTGTACATAGCTTTAATCCAGAAAAATCCAAGAATCCATTTGCATACTTTACACAAATTATTTGGTATGCATTCCTACGACGTATCGAAAAAGAGAAGAAGCAGACATACGTCAAATACAAATCACTAGAACAATTAGTAGTCGATGCAGAACTCCTCGATGATGAAGGCTCCGATGCATATAAGAACTATGACATTGCTAACGAGAAGATGAAACCTATCATCGATAAATTTGAGAACAAACAGAAAAAGAAAAAACCTGCCGAACCAAAAGGCTTGGAGAAATTTACTGAATGAAAATTGCATTGATTACCGATCAACACTTCGGAGTACGTAATGACAGCATCCAATTCCACGAATACTACAGAAAATTCTATGAAGAATTCTTCTTTCCCACTCTTAGAGAAATGGGCGTCAGAGATATCGTCGAGCTCGGGGATATTTTCGACAGGCGCAAGTATGTTAATTTTGACACCCTTAGTCGCTGCCGCGATTACTTTTTTGATCCTATCGCACGCGACGGGTTGAGTCTACATTGTATCGTAGGTAATCATGATATCTATTTTAAGAATACCAATCGAGTCAATGCACCTGATCTCTTGCTTGGTGAGTTTGATATGCATGTGTATTCTGAACCGACTGAAGTAAATTTTTATGACACATCTATCTTGATGATGCCATGGATCAATAGTCAGAATTATGATGTTGCGATGTATGCTATCGATCAATCAAAGTCTGACATCTGTCTTGGTCATCTCGAGTTCCAAGGCTTCGAAATGTATCGTGGTGCAGTGATCGATCACGGACTATCGCATAAAGCATTTCAGAAGTTCGACATGGTATGTTCAGGTCACTTCCATCATAAGTCTACGAAAGACAATATCAATTATCTTGGCGCTCCATATGAGATGACATGGTCAGACTATGACGATCCACGTGGATTCCATATACTCGACACCGAAACAAAAGAGTTGACTTATTTTCAAAATCCGTTTATTATGTTTCATAAGGTTTTCTATGACGATAGTCAAGGTGAAGAAGTATTGAAGCAAGACTTTGAGAAGTTGAAAGATTCACATGTGAAAGTGGTAGTCAAGAACAAAGACAACCCATACTTGTTCGATCTGTACATTGATAAGTTGAATGCTGCCAATCCTGCACATATGCAGGTGGTCGAAGATAACTTTAATCTTGATCTCGAAGATGATGAGAATATTGTAGATGAGGCAGAAGATACCATTACTATCATTCGGAAATACATAGATAATTTACAATTGAGTGATAACAAACCAATGAATGATTTATTCTATGATTTATATCACGAGGCGCTAAGTACTGAATGAGAGAATGTGGAGACTGCACAGAATGTTGTCGCGGCCGTTTAATATTTGAAGACGAAACAAAAACTGGTGAAAAAATTATTGTCAAAGATTCTATACCATGTTATAAATTATCTGATAAAGGTTGCACTATACATGAAGACAGACCAGATGTTTGTAGAAACTGGCAATGTACATGGACTCTAGACGAAGGTTTACCAAATTGGTTACAACCATCAAAATGTGGATTTATGATTTGGCCACCAGATAAGGTATGCCCAGATTATTGTATTGTTCCAAGTGACCATGTACAAGTCGACGTAAAAGCGTTAATATGGACCCTATGGTGGGCAAATGAAACAGGCAAAAACATCAAAGTCATCAGTACGCGTTATGGTGATTTAAGTTTTAAGAATTCTTAATATATGTTGTATTTTAAAGTTGTACGTTGGCAAAATTTCTTGTCGACAGGTAATCAGTGGACTGAGATCCATCTGAACAGAGCACAATCTACCCTTATCGTAGGCGAGAACGGAGCTGGTAAATCTACCATGCTCGATGCTATCTCGTTTGGTCTATACGGTAAGCCATATCGTAACATCAATAAGCCACAGCTAGTCAACAGCATCACGTCTAAGCGTTGTGTTGTTGAGATAGAATTCTCTTCGAAAGGCAAAGAGTATCTGATTCGTCGCGGCATCAAGCCAAATGTATTCGAGATCTTCTGTGATGGTAAGTTGGTCGATCAGCATGCATCTGTACGAGAATATCAAGAATACCTCGAGAAGAACGTACTCAAACTCAATCACAAATCATTCACACAGATCGTAGTCATTGGTTCTGCTAACTTCATTCCATTTATGCAGATGAAAGTGTGGGAACGACGTGACGTTATCGAAGATCTACTCGACATTGAAATCTTTACGAAGATGAATAACCTACTCAAAGAGAAGATCAACAAGAATAGAGATGATGTGATCGAAGCCAAATATCAGATCGACATGCTCGAGCAGCGTATCTCATTAACAAAGAAACATCTCAACGAGATCATGTCAATGCAGAAGTCAGATCGCGATGCTAAGTTAAAGAAGGTAGAAGAGTTAGAGACAAAATTAAATGATTTGAGATTACAATACGAAGGTAAGGCAAATCACGTCAAACATTTGCACGATAGTATCAAAGATAGAGATACCATCAAAGGTAAGCAACGTAAGCTGAACGAGCTAAAGATGCAACTCTCTTCGAAGGTACAAAATATACAGACACAGATCGAGTTCTTCAAAGATCATGATGATTGTCCTACGTGTCATCAGTCTATCGACGAAGAGTTTAAAGAAGATCACATCTGTGAACAGCAAGAGAAGCAACTCGAAATCAAAGATGGTATCGATAAGATGAACGATCATTTCGCTGAGATCGAGCATAGACTCAACGAGATTTCAGCTGTGCAAGATACTATCAACGATATCAATCAAATCATGATGAATCTCAACAGCGAGATGACCTCAGCGCAAAATGGTATTAAAGAACTCAACCAATCTCTCGAAGAGGTACCGCAAGTACAAGAGACAGACGATCTAGACGATCTTAATACTACACTCAATAAGAACAAAGAAACGCATGAAACATTATTACGAGAGAAAGAGAGATACGAGATTGCATCATCACTGCTCAAAGATGGTGGTATCAAGTCAAAAATCATCAAGCAGTATGTGCCTATCATTAACAAGTTGATGAATAAGTATCTGGCTGCGATGGAGTTCTTTGTACAATTTGAATTAGATGATCAATTTAACGAAAAAATCAAGTCGAGATTCAGAGATGAATTTACTTACGACTCGTTCTCGGAAGGTGAAAAGATGCGTATTGATCTTTCACTCCTTTTCACATGGCGCGCTGTCGCCAAGCTAAGAAACTCTGTAACGACTAACCTTTTGATCATGGATGAAGTATTTGACTCCTCCCTCGATACAACAGGTACCGATGAGTTCTTAAAATTGATTACACAATTGACACAAGACACGAACGTCTTTGTCATCTCACACAAAGGTGACCAACTCTTCGATAAGTTCCACAGTAATATTCGATTCGAGAAGGTCAAGAATTTCTCGCAGATCGCTGCGTAGGAGGAAACATGGCATACAAAGTTTTAGTACAAGTATCTGAAGATGGTGATTGGGATCCAGTCCTCGATATGAAATTGAGTCGCACTCGTTCTGTACCTCGTTTGTTTTTAGATGAAGATGCAGCGCAGTATTACATTGATCAACAACCCAAGCAAGAAGAAGGTAGTTACAATCGTAAGTTTAAAATCGAAGAAGCTGAAGAGTTAGATGATGTCGGATAAATTGCACATTGTACCACCATCACATCCTGCATTTAATAAACATATAGAAAAGTTTGAGTTTGATGGATCTACAGATGCAAAAAAATTGTCAGCTGAGATGATTGATATGATGCAAAAAGCAGGAGCGTTAGGTCTTGCTGCTAATCAATTGGGACTCGAACATCGTATGTTTGTTTTAAATACAACGCCAGAACCGTTGGTTTGTATTAATCCAAAAATTGTACACTTCAGTGAAAAATATGCAGTACAAGAAGAGGGATGTTTAACTTTCCCTGGACTATTTGTTAAAATCAGAAGACCAGAATGGATCAGAGTTCGTTTTCAAGATGCTGAAGGCAATATGCAGACAGAAAATCTTAAAGGAGCTGTTGCTCGAGCATATCAGCATGAGCTTGATCATCTCGATGGTGTAAACTATTTAAGTCGAGCGAAGAAGATTCATATGGATCAAGCGAAAAGAAAACAAAAATTAATTGAGCGCAAGCTTAAGAGGATGCAACTTGCTTGATAATCTAACTGAAAAGTTGTGGTTTAAAAATAAACCAAAGAAAAAACCACCTATCAAGGACTATCATATACCACACTGTGTAGATGGTCAGTGGTATTATGGTTATGAAAAAGTGTATATGCGTCGATATCCAGCATGTACATTTCCCTTATATAATGGTAAGATGGATCCATGTTCAAAAGATACTTAATTTTAGTAGAAGGTATTTCAACCGACATTATTGTTTCAGCACTGACTGAGTATAGTGCATGTGAGAAATACTTCAATAGTTATGGTAGCGCTAGTCGATATAGCGGTATCGGTATGGATATGATTGAGGCAAAACAATTATGAGTAAGAATTGGGTTAAAGACATCAACAAGATGCATGAGAAGTATGGCGTTCACGAGTGGGTAAAGAATAACCAACATCAGTTGCGTGACTTCTTAGATTTTCGTTTGCGCTTTCTTTATGAAGAAGCTAACGAGACATCGCTCGCTGTTGATGCACGTGATGCCGAAGAAATTGTTGATGGTCTGATCGACATCTGTGTTGTAGCCATCGGTACACTCGATGCATTTGGTGTTGATGCGAACAAAGCATGGGATCGTGTCTATAAAGCGAACATGCGCAAAGAGGTCGGACAAAAAGACAGTCGACCTAATCCCCTCGGGCTACCTGATCTGGTGAAGCCCAAAGGCTGGAGATCACCCAGCCATAAGAATAATCATGGTTTGCTTGACGCCATGCCTATAGATCCTAATAAGTTCTAAAAAATGTAAATATTATACAAAAATAGTCTAAAAAAATATCTAACAAAATCAATAACTTAGGTACGCCCAAAAAGACTAATCAAATCAATAACTTAGAGGTGTACTTTTTCTGTGCCTGCTGTATAATGGTCCTTGTCAAATAGAGATTAACTAGGAAAAAACATATGGCAACTTTCACTGTACACCAAGTTCAAAACAAGCACGACTGTCCTGCTCGCATTCGTTTTGATGATAACTACCAAGCTGGTGACTTCGATCACTACACTCCAGTCTTTCGTGTAGACGCTGATGATCTGAATCACGTCTTCGCGCTGACTAATCATTGGGGTGATCGTGAGCGTGTACTACGACTCGATCGTGGTCATTCTACTAGCGTAGGTGATATCATCGAAACCCATGGCGGTGAGTATGGTCACGCCTTTTGGATGGTTTCTTTCGGTGGCTTTGACAAGTTGGAGGAACTCTAATGAGAGACACAATCACAGGTATTTTGGTAGTGTCGGCTCTCGGTGCTTTGTTAGGTGTAATGATGGGAATGGCAATATAATGACTAAGCAAGAAGCTTTTAACGAAATGTGCATCATCAAAGATATGATGGAAGAACACGCTAGCGAGCTTCGCTCAATCATGCGTGAGGTGTTTCCTGATCAGTATCAACAAGGTGCAGCTTACCAAGTGTTCGATGTCACTGGCAGCAGTAACTCATACGATGTGACTATCGAGTCTTTGCTCGAGTCTATCGCAGAAGAAAACGAGGAAGTCTATTCATGAGTAATTACGATTGGCTAGAAGATCGTATTGATATTACTGGCGTCAAGTTGTACAACTTTCGTGAGAATGATTTTTTAACTATTGGGCATCAACCGAAAGATCGCAATCCTACTCGTTTGCAGTTGTTTAACCAACTGAAAAAGACACTAGAGTTTCGTAACGAGCTTAATCAAACAATTCAGAACCTTGAAGCTCTCTTAGATGGAGAATATAATGGAAGTGCGTGAAGGTAGAAGTCCTAGCTACGTGTGTTCTTTGGATCCACAATCATGTGTGGATATGGAAATCCTCAATGCTATCAAGCTTAGCGTCAAAGCAACAAACGCTGACGTTAAGTGGGAACAAACAGATTGGGGTCCTCTCATTAAAGTACGTAAGCGTGTCCGTGTAAAAGGCCGCGAAGCAATTGAGAAGGTTAACGGTCAAAGTTACACTTGGGCTGGAGATTTATTAGGTGGCTTAGGTAATGCTAAGCGTTTTGATGTTTATATTCATGATGATAGGAAGTATAAGTATGAGTGAAGAAGTAAAGTGGTACAGTCGTGGTCGGGCAGGTGAAGAAGTGCTCAGCATCTTAGAGCAACTTTGTGAAGGTCCTTTCCAACTGTCAGACACGCAAGTCGCAGCGCAACTGCAGCGGTTCGGTCTTACAGCTTTCGAAGCTGTAGAAGAAGTCGTTAAGTTCAAAGAGGAGGGCTAGTGAAAACTAACCACTACCGCTTACCAGACCAGCTGAGAGCCCAATGCAAGGGCCTCGGCATGGATACTGACGAGATTTTTAAGTATGAAACCTATTGGCTGAAAAAACTAAGACCTCATCGTACAGGTAAAACAGCCTCGATCGATAGCGAGAAGCAAAAAGTCTACAGCGCTGAATGGGCATTTCAAGATAAGGTAGACATCAAGGAATTCAAAGACATCAGAGAAGCTGAGAAGCGCATGAAGCAGATCACTAGCAGTAAGCTATGGTCTGATCTAAATGGTCGTGCGACGTCTCTCGAGCACACAGGTCGTATGAAGCGATACGCAGGTATGGCGTACTGGACTGGCAAGATTAAGCTCGCCAACTCTGGTCTCGATGAGTATACTCTGCTTCATGAACTAGCACACCAAACACCGAATGCTATGCATCACGGTGTACAATTCCGTATAAATTTGGTAAGATTAGTATCTAGATTTATGGGTACGCATGCGGCTAAAGAATTGAAAACGTCATTCAAGAAAAAGAAGTTGAAGATGTCTATGCCTCAACCTCGTTCTCCTGAATCATGGTATAAATCTTACAAGCGAATGGAAGAAATGCGAGAAAAATTATGAGTAACTTAGAAACAGATTTCGGTATACCGTCAGATCTGTCATTTAGTGAAGATGATCTTAATGATAAGAGTCATTATGAGTTATCGCTTTTAGCACCGTTTAAAGCAAAACAGCTAATCAAGCACGAAGCTCAAAACGCCAAGAAACAAGGCAAGAAGCAACGTAGTCTAGAGTTGATTACTAAAAATACATTCGATGGTCTTGTTGCAGAGTATTATCTACGACAAGAGTTTGACTTTGTCTTTGATCCTCGCGATTGGCATGATCTTGTACACCTGAATGGTTACGATCTTGAAGTCAAAACGTTTTCATCTGTGCAACAAAAATATGATACTATTCTTAAGCTAGATGGTATGAAGACAAAATATCCGCACGTTGTTATGTTCTATCGGCAAGATAAGCAGTATACTTTAGATGCATATCTTGAATATAACGATGTTGAAAAAAAGTACAATATTGTAAAAGAGTATGGAGCAGTTCAATGAAAGAGTCACTTAAAGTCCTGCAAGAATGCGCAGAAGTGCAAGTCAAAAAGTCTAACGACTATCAGAATGACCACTCTCGCATTCGTCAAGCAGATTACTATCCACGCGGTATCGCTACAATCACCGACCTCATCTATGCAAAAGTCTTGCGTATGCAGTCAGTAATCGAAGCTAGCGAGCACGACCCTAACTATGAGCCTAACTTCGAATCAATCGAAGACTCAGCTAAAGACTTGATCAACTATGCATCTTTCGTAGTATCGTACATGCGTGGTAAAATGGACGGACAAGATCCAACTCGTGACTTTTTGAATAGGGTGAATAATGCATCAGACGACGAATGATATTCGCGAGCACTTTCTCGACGAACTCAAAGCAGAACGATTTACGACTGATCGACTCGGTGACAAGACCATTGAGTTGATCGGTGCCTCGTTCCTAGCTGACAAGCCTGCAATTTTTGGCGAACCAAATCAAGAGTATATTCAAGCCGAGATCGATTGGTATTTCAAAGGATCGAACAACATCAATGACATCTATGCTGGTATCTACGATGAGAACGGTGATCCTAAAGAACCACCAAAGGCATGGCAATATGCCGCTAACTATCATGGAGAAATCAATTCAAACTATGGACGTATTATCTTTTCCGAGCAATACTACGAGCAATATAAACGATGTTTGGCCGAACTCTTGGCAAATCGAGATACCCGCCGAGCATGTATGGTCTACAACCGACCAAGCATTTGGACCGAGTACAATGAAAATGGTAAAAGTGATTTCATATGTACGAACGCCGTCACCTACTATATCCGAGGGGATAAGCTCCACTGCTGTGTACAAATGCGTTCCAATGACGTCATCTTCGGTTACAGAAATGACTACGCATGGCAAAAGCACATCCTCGAACAGCTAGTCGAAGGATATAATCACAAGAACTTTGATCACGTAGAAGTCGGTGATATCTTTTGGCAAGTACAGAATTTACACGTGTATGAGAAACACTTTCATTTGGTAAAGTAATGATGGAAAAAAGTTATATCGAAATTGATGCAGGTCCATGGTTGACTTGCAATGGTGACATTGAAGTTTGTGTTTATATTGGTGAAGGAACATGTGAACCCGATTATACTTCGAAGGTAAGTCTTAAAGAGTTAGTAGATCGTGAGCTAGAAGGTATGATTCCTGGTGTTATTCCTGGGTCCGATGATACCAGATCTGGAAAGATAGCGGAGTATCACAAAGATGATGTCAAACGACTACTAGAAAGTTTGAGAGAGTTGTACTATTATGCAGGCGGCCGAGCAGAGGAATTGGGCTGTGAGTAATGCAATTTTTGATTTAGAACAACAAATTCAAGAATGCTGGAAAGTCACAGATGATATTGACATGGTAACTAAGTATCTAGTAGATGATTCAGATGGTTATACCGATGATGATGTTATGAATAAGTATTTTGCCATCAAAGAATTATACGAGCTTAAGTTTAATCAAATGTGGGCTACTTTCGAAACGGTATGCAAAGAATATCATGAAGCGAAAAAGAAATGATTGAACCAACTCGATATTATGATGAGTTCCTCAAGTATTTTGATCTAGCACTCAGTCAACAGAAAAAGTGTAACGTATCAGAAGGCGCTCCGTTTGGTATGATCAAACATGCTGAGAGTAACATGGGAGATGATCTCATGGAACATGTTGAGTTATACGATGTAGTTGAACGTAAGTACGCTGGCTTCTCTCAGATCGTTAATGATGTGTTCTATGGTTGGACTGATAAGCATCCATATTGGAAGAAGATGGAAGCTGGTATGGTGACACGCCAGCGTGAGCAGGTCGCGAAAGACTGGACAGGCAAACATGCTGACTTCGGTTTACCTGAATGGCTCTACATCTTCATCTTGCATCGTGTGACAGGCTCTGCAATCAACTACGCAACCAAACCTTCAGGTTATCATAACACTATTCTCTTTAATCTTCATCAGTCGAAAAATATCGAAGAGATGGTCGGACTGATGCGTCATTATCCTGCACCATTCTACACATCGGTTGGTTATCAGTTTCCTGCATTTCCTAAACCACAACAAGGTTATAAGAAAGGTGGTGACTATTTCCTCGGTGAGTATGCACCTCGTTTGGCAAGAGAAATGGCAGAGTGGCTAGAATCAGGTGGCAAGCGAGATCTACGAGAGATTGGCGAGTTTATGCTCGAGTGGAATGTCAAGAATGGATTGCGTAAGTATCAATTCCAATATGCGGCTGTTGTGGCTGACATTGCCGATTGGTATCCACAGTATGTAAATTTAGAAAGCATGTTCTATTACGGTACAAATGCTGTAGAATGTATCTCATATCTTGCAAAGCCAACACAGAAGATGAAGAAGGAAGTCTTTCTTGACGCTGTGATGGATAGGATATATAAAGATACAGGAAGTGTACCATATAATGCTGAAGATGTATGCTGTGACTTTATTCGTTATGTTGAGAACTATGTACGCCCAGGTCCGGACTACGATCATCTCGACTATGACAATCTATGGTCATCATGCGGCATCAAAGACCATCCATATGGTAGACAGAAGTATATGCTTGAACTCGGCCTTGTCGATACGTTTAATGGTATGAAGAATCATCCATCAGATGATGCTATCCTCAAGGCAAATAATATGAACGTGACTGAATACCAAAAACTATGTCGCTCACTTACTTCTTAGGCGAACACGAACACGACATCAAATACAACAATACTGCCGATGTTGAATTAAAGAACGGCAAACCTGTTGAAAGTTGGCTCAAAGATTGGCCACAAGAATGTCGAACCAATAAATTCTTCGAGTTTTGTCGTGCATACGATGAACGCAAAGACTATTTGCTCAAGACAAACTACCAACAATTCTCACATCGTCTACATTGGCATGAGTGTCCATTTGTCACAGAAATGGCACAATGTAATAATCGTGCCAAATTGATCGAAGGATGTGTCTTATTTTCTTTTAGTAATGAGCATTGGCAAACGTTCAGAGCATGGAAAGATCATGGTTATGATGGCATGAAAGTACGGTTCTCGAACTATCGTCATGCACGTTCTGATCTCTTTCAGATCTATTATCCAAAAGATACGAAGGTCAAAGATTGGTTGATCGATACACCAAAGCATGTTGCGTTGGAGATTGATAAGTTATTTGAGAATGCAAAACGTCCGTTCACTATGATGGAGTTTGCCAAGAAGATGAACATCATCATGGTACGAGATTTTGGTTTTCGTAATGCCATGTATCCATCAAAGAACACAGCTCGTCATATTGCAATGACTCATCCTGAGTTGGTCGATCCTGACTCGTTCCTACATGGTGGTACAGGATACTTCGATGGTTTGTCACAGATCTTTGACTGTCCACATCTCATGAGCAAGTCTAAGTATGAGATCGATGAAGATGGCCAGTACGTCCCTATGAATAAATGGGCAGAGATGCAAGTACAGCATATGGATTATTTAAAGAATCACCAGAATAATCCCATACACACTCATCAGTA